ACTGCTGCCCGTAGATTTCTTCAATGTCTTTCAGGTAGTCCTCCCAGCTCATATTTACCGGTGCCTGTTCGGTCATGAGTTTATATGCAACACCCCGGCTGTATTCATACATAAACAGGAAACACAGTCCCTTCTTGCAGGATGCATATCCGGATGGATTCACGGTTTCAAACGCTTCCTTCCACCGCTGCCCCCTGATCTGTTCCAATGCCTTATCAAGCATTGTTTGTTTGTCCTGGAAATACTCAATAATGCACTTCTGCAGTGCTGTATAATCTGCCGGCTTTTCTTCTGGCTCATCATCTAACTGTTGCGACGTCGCAACAGCGGCGCCCGTTGATTCTTCCACGTTCTCCAGCGTTTCTGCCTCTTTGTTAAATGCTTTCAGATCCCTGATTTCCTTTACCGTGGTTTTTTCTGTGATCAGGGCACACTCCGAGTCCGGAAGCGTAAGCATTTCAGACAACTTACTGCTGCCGATATTCTCAAATTCCTCTTTTATCAAAAGTGGATTGTACGGATCTGCAAACCTTTCGTTCACAGCAATGAAGCGTGATGTTGTTGATTTTGACAATCCATATTCACGCTGTGCAAACTCAAAAATATCTGCCGCACCGTCCAGCATGCCACTGTCCCGGATCTGCCGGAGCCTGCATCCGATGTAAACGAAGTTCCCTGCTGTCTCCTTTAATTTTCTCCGGATGTCCTCTTTCCACTGCATCCACTCGTCAAGTGTTATCTGTCCTTCTAATTCTGCCATCCTAGCCTCCTATACTGCTGCCGGAATCCTTATCCTTTCGGTCTCCCTGCACCTTGTCTCTATGGTTTTTGTATAATTTTTTAGTATTTTTTCTATTTTCTTTTCGTCCGGCTTCCTGTCATATGCCCCGTACCACTGGTTTATCTCTCCATCCCACTTAATTTCGATCGTATAATATGGTGCCTTTGGGCTATCTTTGTGCCGCAAAAATACAATATAGCTTTCCCC